TGCAAGAGAATGACCGCCGATAACGCTAACCTTGTAGTATCCGGCCATAGCCCTGCGTATGACACGGATGCTTTCGGCGCGATCTTTACTTTGTGTGCAAAGAGCTTGCTCCAAGCATTAACGAGTTGCTGAACGATCACCCCGTAACCGAAACTCCGCCCACGCACAGCGGCGAAACGTGGCACCCGGTGCCCGAAACGTTGCCACCAGACCCTGATGGTGGTTGGTATAGCCCTATTGTTTGGCTGGCGCTGTCCGATGGGCGTGTCCTGCCGGGACAGGCTCTGCACAGGGCAACCACTGATGTCGGGCCTCTGGTGCGCGACTGGTTCTTTGTCTTGCGCGATCCTGGGCCAATACCGGGAAGGGTAAAGGTAGTCGATTATTTAGGCTCCGGCGTTACCGTCGTGGCGTGGAAGCCGATTGCTACCCCTGACCACCCAAGGAGTAACGAATGAACAACCTCAAAAAGAAACTTGAAATCCCCGAGGACACCGAAGAAACCGCTGCCCCCTGTGACCACCAGTGGGAGTCCTTCGATGATTCTTATGACGACGCCTATGGAACAGTGACCATAAGGGGCATGGAATGTTCCATCTGTGGAGAAGTGCGTGACTGTGACACAACGCCAGACGACCGGCGATATGAACCCGACTACGATGGCTCTGAAGCCGCCTACTACGCCCAAGGAGATTAAGATGATCGAAAAAACATTAGCTGAGTATGAAACTGCTATATTTACCCGGCTCGCTAAGTTTGGGTACTCTAAAGACCAAGCTGACTTAGACGAAATCTGGGACGATTGGGTAGATAACATTCCCTCTAGTCTTGCCGTAACTAGACAAATACGGCACATATCCTCCAGGCAATTGAACGGAAAGGATGAATGATGAATCCTCCAATTTTTCGCCCAATGCTAGCAATTCATGCCCCAAAGGATTTAACTAAGCTCCCTTGGCCGATGTTAGCTTCCCCGAAACTTGATGGGATTAGGGGAATTATCCAAGATGGCGTAATGTATAGTCGTTCCCTGAAGAAAATCCCTAGCGAAGCGGCTCAACAAATCGCTCGACGTGCGCCCGTAGCGTATAATCACTTTGAGGGAGAGTTAATGGCATCTGACGGGCATGATCCATTCTCCAGTGTCATGACCAATGGAGACTTGCGCCCCTTGAGCCTTAATGTCTTCGACACAACAGAAGTTTCCCGGAGGAACTCCCCGTATAGTGCTCGCTCTGCTCACCTTAATATGGTGAAAAACCTATACCCGAACCCTTACATTACGGTTATCCCGCAAACCCTTTTATTCAGTGCGGACGAATTAAAAGAATACGAAGAAACAACCCTCGCTAACGGGCATGAGGGCGTTGTTCTCCGGCACCCTGATAGCCCTTACAAATATGGGCGTAGTACAGTAAAACAATCGTGGATGCTGAAGGTAGTTCAATTCAAAACAGCCGAAGCTCGGGTAATTGATTTTAGGCCCCTGCAACAGAATAACAATGCTCCCGCTGTTAGCGCCTTAGGCCTAACGGAGCGCGGGCATAGCCAAGGGAATAAACAAACCCTTGATACTCTTGGGGCTATTGTAGTAGAAGACCTCAGGACTGGTCATATCTTTTCAATTGGCACGGGCTTTAGTGAAACCCTGCGAAAGCAAGTGTGGGATTATCGCTCTTGGTTTTTGCATACTATCATTACTTACAAGTATAAGGGGTTTGGGCAAAAAGAGCTGCCGCGGCAACCTGTTTTTATTCGGTTCCGGAATGACGTGGACATGGGCATGTGACGCCATCACAGGCTCTGGTATTTTTCCCCCGAATGGGATATGATTACCAAACAAAATGAAAACCAATCAAGCCCGGTTCCCTTATTTTTAATTCCCCGGATTGTTTCATGGTGAAACAATCAGGGATTACCCGTGCAATCCTGCACATTACCTAGTAAGGAGTTCAAAATGGTACAGATTTCCGCCAAGAGCAAGAACCACCCCGAGAAAGTTGTTGTAGAATATGACATGCCCACAGACCTCGCTGGCCTGGTGGGTCGTTTTGGGGAATCGGCTGTATATGATGCGGCTGAAGCTAACTTCACTATCACGTTCCAGAATATCATTCGAGCTAACCTTGAAGACCCGGTTGCAGCAGCCGCCGCTGTGAACAACTATGTGCCAGGTGTTCGTAAGCCTCGGGAGCATAAGTCTGCTCTGGATAAGGTGTCGGATAGCCTCAGCAAGCTCACGCCCGATGAGCAGAAGGAACTTTTGGCCCGTATTCGCGCCCTTCGTTCCGCGTAAGTCATGTAAACATCTGGCAGCGGTTAGAGTTAACCCTAACCGTTGTCAGGTGCCCAATTTATAACAAGGGAATCTATATGAATAAAGTATACATCTTAACGGATGGCGGACATGATTACTCTGACGCCCTCCGATTTGGAGAAATCCAATTCTGCCTATCCACTCCGCCTCGTCGGAATGACCTATCCCAAATGTTCCGCGAACTTAAGGTTGCGCTTGCCGACGCTCAGCCCAATGATATGCTATTGATTAACGGCTTGAGTAGTTTGTGCTGCGTTGCTACAGCAATTCTTGCCGATCGTTACGGGGAGGTGCATTACTTACTTTTTGTGGACGGAAAGTATAAAAAGCAAGACCTCATTCTTACGAATGACCTTTTGGAGAATTAAATGTTACCCCAACAATGTTACGATAATACGCAAATTAGTTCTTACAAAACTTGTCCTAGGTCTTACTTCATTCGGCATGTTCTGGAATGGCGTGGAACTGGTACAGCTATACCCCTAGTATTTGGGTTGTCTTGGCATAACTCTATGGACGCTTTGTACACTAACAAAGACCTTCCCCACAGGGACGTGGTAGACCTGGCATATGAAGCATTCGTTCAAGAATGGGAACGCAATGGGTTTAACCCTGTGCCATCGTTGTCCCAAGATTCTGAATACTCCTCGGACTCCAACCATTGCTAAGGAAATGTTAGACAACTACCTCCACACACGGAGACGTCTTCTTCATGAATGTGAGTTAGTAAGTTGTGAGCAACCCGTAGCTGTTCCCATGCCAACGGTGGACGACACTTGGTACATTGGGCGCTTGGATAAGACAATCTCCTACCAAGGGCAAACAATTATCCTGGAACATAAAACAACTACCGCATACGCTACTATCGGAAACTTCCGATCGGACTACGTGGATAGCTGGTACTCCAGCAGTCAAGTAAAGGGCTATCAATTCATGGGAAGCCTTTACTACCCGGACAAAAACGCTCCGCAAGTATGGGTAGACGCTTCATTGGTGCATAAAAAAGTCCACGATGCTTTCAAACTAATCCCCATAAACCATTCAGCGATTCTCTTGCAAGAGTGGTTAGTGGATACTACTCGATGGATACAAGATATTAAAAAGGATAAGGCCGCATTCGCTGAAGCGGGAGAACTTACTGAAGGAACTTTCAAGCGCAACGAAGATAGCTGTTATGGAAAGTTTGGTAGCTGTCCGTTCCTAGACATCTGCCGAACCTGTGCAGACCCAAGCAAGATGAGCGCCCCACCTCCGGGATTCATCAAGGAAGTGTGGGAACCTTTCTCTATTTTGGGTCTTACTAAGTTGTTGACTACTCAAGAGGAAACACAAAATGGCTAATGCAAAAGATATCACTGGAGAAAATCACGCGTTCCTTATGCTTGGGGATACTGGCAGCGGAAAGACAACTCAACTTCTGACCTTGCCGGGGAAGAAGTTTGTATACCTCTTCGACCCAAACGCGAGCCTGTCCCTGCGAGGATATGACGTAGAATACGAAGCATTCCTCCCGGAAAATCTAAACCTCAGTGCAAAGTCACTTGCAAAGGGGAAGGGTGATGTTAGTCCTGGAAATAACGTCTCTGACGTATACCGGCAGTGGGAAGAAGATTTCCAATCTCGTTTATCCGATGGCTTCTTTAACGATTTTGACGTAATTGGAATGGATAGTGCTACAACTTTCCTCGACCTCATTATGGATAGAATCCTTTCAATCAATGGCCGCCCTGGAGCCTGGCCGAATCAAGATGACTATGGCCCACAGATGATTGCATTTACCAATGTGTGTCGTGCCCTGCTTGGTTTGGGCAAAACAATCTACATGACTGGCCATCTGGAAATGAAGCAGGATAACCTGACACAGCGGGTATTCCGAAAGCCTATGATGACCGGCCGCCTGAGCACTAAAATCCCATTGCTTTTTTCTGATATTTTCGTAACTGAATGTGAGTCTACCCCGGATGGGATGGCGTATAGAATCCAAACTGTACCTGATCGAATGACTACAACCGTACGAACCTCCTTCAAAGGCCTATCCCCGTATGAAGATGTTACATTGGACTTCTCCAAGCCGCTTGAAAACCAAGGCTTGGGAAGAATCTGGAAAGACTCTTATGGAGTTTCCTAATGAAACGACTCTTCTGTTACTTTGGCTGGCACTCCCCGTATGATCTACGGTTCAAGGTGATCTGCAAGGATTGTGGAAAAACATTATATCGTAAGCACTAATTACGATACAGCATAAAGGGAATGTTTCATAATGAAACGTTTCCTTTTGTGGGGAAAACCCACTAATTCCGGGAAACCGGCTTTGGACAAAATGTCCCATTAAACTGGAGCAATTGTATGACCTTTATCTCGATGAACTTTAGCGAAGTAGAAGAAGACAAGCCCGTATCGCCGGGGTTTTATTCCTTGCGGATTGATTCTTGCGAGGTTACGGCAACTGGACCTAACAGCAAGCATCCCGGTAGCCCAATGCTTCGTGTGGGCATCAACATTCTTGACAATGACAACGCGCCTATGCTGTCTCACTTCATCACCTTTCCAAACGAAGGGGATGAGCCGGGTACGGTTAAGATTAAAAGCCTGAACTTCAAGCGTTTTATGCAGGCATTTAGTCTGCCTATCAACAATGATGGGATTGACTTGGAGCAACTGGCTGTACAGGCCCTTGGTGCTGAGGCAACTTGTGAGCTTACGCTGAGTGAAGTAGATGATAGTGGGAACATCTACAATCGTCTGCGTCTTCCAAAGCTCACGACGGAAGCTAAGGTAAAGGCTCCGGCGCGTCGGCGGTAATTAGTTAACCCAATCCCCTCAGCGAACAATTGTTGAGGGGATTTTTTGGAGTTCTTATGAACATAGACGATATCGTTGATCCAATTGATGAC